TTTCACCAAAGGTTTCACCGCGGTGACTAATGACGAAAATGTTATCAGTGGCATGTGTCTTATGGAGAATATCGATCAGAGCCTCAACTCCCGCAGAATCTGAAGCGGAATCTAAAGTTTCGTCCATTATTAATAAATTAGTTGATACTGAGTTCCTGAGCTTTGCAATTGCTCTCCATGTAAACATAATACTCAAACTTATGCGCATCTTCTCACCTTCAGAGAACGAAGCAAACGAGAACGCATCTCTAAATCTACTCTTAATAGTTTCATTAAAATTCTCATCAAGGTTAAAGTCAACGAAAAGTTCAAACTCAGAAAGATACTGATTTATAAGTTTATTCATAATTGGTATGTATGTTCTAATGATACTAGTCTTAATTCCGCCATCCTTAAGCATAGAAGCAACAATACCCAGAGTTTCTCTTTTTTCGTATAACTCAGTTTGTTCGATTTGTTTTTCCGATAAATGTTTATTAAACTCTAGTATTTTACTTTGATCAATTTCTTCTACCTCTTTTTCGGCACCTTCTAGTTCTTTTTTATATACCTTTAATTGATTCATAATTATCTTAACCTGTAGACGGTGTTCATTTGCCTTATTATGAAATTTCTGAATTTCATCTTCTATATTTGATATCTCAGAAAGTCTAGTTTCTACCTCTAGTTTCTTCTGGGATAATTGTTCTAGACCAGTATGTATCTCCGAGGATTTGAGATTACGCTCGGTTACTATTTCAGACTTAAACTCATGATCAATACCTTGCTTACATGTCGGGCAATTATCATGCTTAGAATAAAAGTCAATTTCCTTTTTATATTCTCGCTCTTTTGTTTCCAATTCCAAAAGAAGAGTTTTTACTTTTTCATGAAGTTGCTTTTGTTTCTGTTTATCATTTATAGTGGAACTTAGTTCTGTTATCTGCGCTTCAAACATTTCAGTATGAGATTGCTCTGTTTCAATTTCAACTAGATTTTTTGATATTTTTGACTTAATCTTTTCTACTTCTGTTTGTTTCATTCGTTGAATTTCTTCATTATGATCTTTAGCAGAATCTATTTTGGTCTGAACCAAATCAATCTGGTAATTATTTTCAGTTATAAGTGCTTTATTTTCACTGATTCGTTCCTTAAGCAAAGTATTCATCGTGCTAAATACTTGTATGTCCAATAGATCTTCAATGATTTCTCTGCGTTGTCCAGTTGGTAGTTCCATAAAAGGAACATATGTAGCACTACCAAGAATTACAATCTGCGAGAACGATTTAAAACTCATCTTAAGAATATTTTGTTCTAGATAAAGTTGATAATCTTTAGATGCTGCATCTTTATTCAAGAGATCTTTGTTTTTCCAGATCTCAAAAATACCAGGTTTCATGCCACGGCGGATCACATACTTATCAGAGCCGATAGTAAACTCGAGCTCAACAAGTAGTTCCTTACCGTTCACGCTATTTACCAATTGCGGTTTATTAATTTTGCGGAAAGGTTTATTGAATAGAGCATACACAATAGCTTCAATAAAGGTGGATTTACCAGCTCCGTTTTGCCCAGAAGTCAGGGAAGTTTTATACTTATCTAATTCCAGCTCAATAAAGTTGTTACCAACCGACATTATATTTTTGTATCGTACTTTAGTAAATTGTATATGCATTAAAGATTCATTGCCTCTATATAAAGTTCATCAACAACACTTTTAATTCGTTTTTTATCTATATTTGTTTCGACTGAGTCAATATATGAATGAAGTATATCTTTAGTATCCTTTGCTTCTTCCATTAACTCATCAAGACCAGCGCCAGAAAGATTCAGAGTATCTTCTACTGATTTAATATCAGCAGCACCACATTCATTGAGACGGTTAAGAAACATGTCATATAGATAGGGGTTGGATCTGTTCTTAACAATCACTTTGATGTAGCAGTCTTTCAGCATTGAAGTATCTAATGCTGCTATATCATCTATAGCTAGATCTTTATCATCATAATCAATCTTATGATATATTCTATCACAATTTTCAACAAATGTTAACTCTCTTGTTTCGGTATCTAGCACATGAAAGCCCTTTTTGCACGCATAATCAGACCAGTTCATCTCGTACTGCGCGCCTAGATACTTGACATTTCCATACTGCGACTGATGATGATAATGCCCAGAATACACAGCTTCAAAGTGATCAAACTGTTTATAGTCAAAGCCGTGGTCGCTGACAACACCTTTCATCATTTCAAATCCCTTGAGATCAAAATGCCCACAGAGGATGTGTGCTGTCGATTCATTCATTTTCTTAAGCGATAGCTCAGTTGTCTCTCTTACCAGCCAAGGGCACATCATGATTTTCGTGGAACCAAATTCAAGTTCAACAGGCTCGTTTTCATATACTATGATGTTATCATATTCTTTTAAAAGTAGAGAAACTGAGTTTACTTCATTTGTTGTGGTATATGCTGTGTCATGATTACCAAGAATAGTGTGCATCTGAATCTTTTGATTTCTGAGTACATCAAAAAAGAATTCTTTGGATCGTTTCAATGTATAGAAATTGATATACTTTCTGCGGTCAAAAACATCCCCAAGATGAAGTACTGTATCTATCTTATGCTCAGCAAGATAAGGAAAGAATTGATTTGTGAAAAAGTTAGCTTGGTGTTCTAGAAATACTTTTGAGTCCCCGCGCGCACCAAGATGTGTGTCACAAAGTAGTGCTATTCTCATTCGTCACCTTTAGAATCTTCTTCCAATACAACTTTCTTTTTGAACAATTTATCTTCATAGTCTTGAATGAATTTATTGATATAGTCGACATCTGTATTAAGATTCAGTGATATATCATCACCGTCGTACGTCCCACCGTTTGCAATTAATGACTGTGATGATTTATAACGCACATACATCTGTTTCTTTTCCTTTGCAATTCTACGAAGAAATGCGTACCAAATAATCTGTGTGAAATATGCAAATGGATTTTCGGTTTTCTCTGGATTGAAATTGTGCATATAAAGCAGACAGTTCTCAACACCATCCATGATCATATCTTCTTTGTACGTGTAGCCACTGAAGTTGGGTTTAGAAGCAAGACGTGTAGCTATCTGCCATATACAATCACCAATATAGTTAGGTACACGAGGCTTTTCATCATCAGAATCCTCAGCTTCTTTACATAGTTTTTGATAAGCAACCAATGCTTCGAAGAAGTCGCGGTTGTTCACATAGTTCTTTTTTACTCTTCTAGCCATTTAAATATCCTTTTTCTTTTACTATATACCAATCTGTAAGATTTGTCAACAAAAATAAACACTTAAAATAAAAGCGGCTTTTTGTGAATTTTTTTGTTGACAAATTCTAGATGTATGTTATAATTGAATTATCATTCATATAATGGAATTCAGATGATTATAATAATACTATATATTGATATGTGTATTATAGGTTAATGTTGTAAATTTTGAATGGGAATTGCTCAGCCGCGTACATTTCAATTCTTGTTCTAAAATGCTTCAGCGTGTAGTTGATGAATGAACCACCAGAAAGGTCATCGGCAATATCATATAATGTTGCGTCGTCAGACCCATTGCCCTTGCGCAATGTTCTACCAATTGATTGTAGGGTACGAATTTCAGACTTGCCGCCTGATACAAAGATAGCTACATCTAGACGCTTCAAATTAACTCCAGTAGAAAAGGTACCCGAAGACGCTAAAATGTTGTGTTGTTTGATAGGATCATTTTCCACTAAATGTCTGATTCGTTCTCTATCATCGCCTGATGTAGAGCCGTGTATATAGTGAAGTACTCTGCCTTCTTTTTCTAGTAATGGCTTGAGTATATCACCTTGATTTTCAATCTGATCAAACAAAATTAAATTATTTGTTTGATCAAGCGACCAAACAAGATTTCGTATAAACATATTACGTTTGTGATTTGAAAACAAAAATGCTCGTTCGGCGGGATAACGTTTGGCATTATCAGTTTTCTTTATTGCCTGGTTAAAGGCTTTTTTTGTTTCTTTGTCATAGGTAAGAACAAGTGCCTTTACATTGAAGTTTGCTACGGTTCCTTGATCGATAAGATCCTTTGTAGTAACAAATCTGCGTATCGGCCCGAAAACACCTTCTAAGATAAGTCGGTGTGTCTTTGAATCGGAACTTATAGTACCAGTAAACCCGTGGCGGTAATATGCTTCATCTAACTTGGACATAATAGTCTGAAGCGATTTTGCAGCAAACAAATGGCATTCATCACCAAGTATCACGCGAAATTGATCGAACCATTCCTTGGGTTGCTTTATCAAACTTTGCCACGTGCTTATGACGATCTGCTTTCGGGTGTTTTTGTCGACTCCGCCTTGTATCTTATAGATAGTGTCTGGATCACATCCATAGTCTATGAAGTCGCCTGCCATTTGGTGCACAAGACCAATTGTAGGCACAATTATTAAAGTTCTGTGGCCATATACATTATAGTAGTGTTGTTGAATTAGATACTGAATAAAACTTTTGCCACTACTTGTTGGGCTTAATGAAAGTGATCTGTTTGATCGTAGTGCATTGAGTACATATTCAATTTGATAATCACGGGGCTTTAATTTTGCACCTATTTCTTTTACGAGTTCTTCTACATATCCATCATGTATTTCTTCTGTAGGATTGAAGTCTTTTTCTATTTCAAGATCATAGTCTCGGTCATCACAGAACTTTTTAAGATATTCTGTAAGACCAGCCAACAAGTAAGGCTTCATGGGATTATATAAGCGGATATATCCATCCCAAACTCTACTTTTATATTTTGGAGAGAACTGATAGCCTTCCGGTCTAAAGGCAAAGTAATTCATGAGTTCTTGGCGAATATCTGGATCAGCAGTTACTCGCATATTTACCGCATCAACTTTTTCAATCTTTACTATATCTCTCATATCATACCTTTTAGTTTTACATGCCGCCAGCTTGGAACTTGGCCCAATCTATAGCGGCGCGGATGTAGAAGTTACGACTATTTATTTGCTTTATGATATCTTCTAGATAGGAAGCAGTCTGAACAAAATAATCAATTTTAAGACTTAGATCAATGATGTCTTGATCGGCATCAATATATCGTGAAACTTCTGATTTCATAATCTTCAGTGGGTTTGGCTTCCAACCTCTTACTTTAAGATCTTCCTCAGCCATTGTGCCAGTGTAATACTCATGCTTAGCCATTTCAAGTTCTTTTAATTGAGCACGATATTTTTTAACCCTAAGCATTTCTTTTACATAAAAGGTGTAATATTTGTTATGCAATTTTGGTATTTTAAGTGCTTCATTACCAAGATCAATTTCGTTAATCTTGGCATCAATTGACCACATCTCATTTATATCTTCAAGTGTTAGTGCCATGCTATAATAGTCTCCATTACAATCAAATTACATTATAATACTAAGTGTTTGAGATGTCAATTAAAGTTTGTTGATACTGAATGAATCGTACTGAAAAGTTGCCGTTACTTCAGGATAAATTAGATCAGATTGTGTCGTATCAAGAGCAATATCAGATATACTAATTGGAAAACAGTTAACAAACCTTACTTCTAGATTTAAATTTTTATGACTATTAAGAATCTGAATTGTGATATCTGAATCAAGACCCCCGTCAGATTCACTTATTCGTTTGAATTCATTAAAGTCTCGTGGAAATGTCGTGTCACTAATCCAATTATATATCTCAAGATAGTTGCTCATATTTTCATCAATAATAAATGTAA